TCTGCGCCTCGCGGTACTTGCACATGCTGTCGGCATATTCACGCGCTGTCTGGGCCTCCAGCAGCCTGCGCTTGCTGTCGTCCAGCTCTCGGTATGCCAAGGCCTCGGGGCTCGGCGTGGTGTAGGCGTTCTTTGCCCAGGTGCAAAGCTCTCGAATCATGACAACTCCCTCTCGGCCAGCTCGTCGGCCATCTTTGCCCAATACGCCTGGCTGATACTCATCACCAGGATGCCCACTTGATCGAACTTGCGCTCAGACAGCACCTTGCCCAAGACGATCTTTTCATTCGCGCTCGACTCGTCCAGCGCCTCGCAGATGTTCACCCCATCAAAAGGGTCGCACGCCTCGCCATGCGTCAGCAGTTCAGCAGCACGCGCCTCGATTGCAAAGGCCAGGCTCTCAGCTCTGTCCTCATCATCCTGGCGGCTGTTCATCATCATGGTGTTCATGCAGCTCATGACGACCACCATGCCACCAGCAAAGCGGCCATTCCGACACCAATTGCGAAAGCCAAGGCATAGCCCCCAACCTTCTCGTAAAGCGGCTCTGTGCGGCCATAGCCCTGCACCCAGGTGCAGTCTGCAAAGTTACGGGGTGTTGTGTAATTTTTCATATCGTTCTCCTTAATGTGGGGCCGAAGCCCCGGTTGTGATTAAGCTGCTTTTGGACGTTGGATCACAGTCTGCTTCACACCATCACGAACACCGTGCTCTTTCACTGTAGCGGTCACGGTGACGGTATGGCCTTTGCCGGGCATGCAATCGGACTTGCCCTTGTAGATGATGACGTTCTGGTCTGCGTCTTCGCAGATGTGGATGTATGTAGTGCCATACATTCCGTCGAGCACAACGACATGCACCACGGTCAGGGTCAGGGTGACCTTCTGGCCCACTGTGCCAATGTGGGTGCGGCTGGCATCCAAAGCAGCCTTCTTGCTGGCCCACTCTGCTTTCTTGGCGGCACGTGCATCGATACCCTTCAGGACAGCTTCGGACTGCTTTGGGGTCAACTTGCCAAAGGTGTCCAAGGCTTGGGCCATGCTGCCCATGAAGCCTTCGTTGTAAAACATGCGGCCCAAGTCGTAATCGCGGCCATCTTCTACAGCGTCCAAAATCTCATGGGCACGTGGCGTGTTGGCAAGCCATGTCTTGCGTGCGTTCATGAGAATTTTGCGCTTGCGGCCTGCTTCCCATGCTTCTTGATATTCAATGTTTGCCATGTCAGCTCCTTGCTGGTTTGGTTGTTGCGATGCCACATCTTACCACAATATCTCACAGTCCCATCAACATGGGACAAACCCTTATATCGCAGTGATCTCCACATCATGCGGCTTGCGCTTGCCATCAAGCAGCTCATGCAGGCGTTTCTCGGTCAGTCGGTGGCAGCGAATCATGGCCCTTGCAGGCAGCACATCCAGCAGCGCGGCGTAATCCTCCAGCACAGCACGCACGGCCTGGATGCCAGCTCCATCCAGCCGGATCGCGCCCCCAGCAGTGTTACGGCGGCCAGCATGGGCCATCGCAGTGATCGCATCCATCAGCAGGCCAGACGAGTCCTCGCACACTTGCATGGTCTCAATCAGGGTCTCCATCAGGTTGACCGCATCCGACACCACCCGCCAGTCGTCCGTGGTGGGGCTTGGCGCTTTTTCCATGGCGGCCAGCCCCTCGTACATCCTGGTCAGCTGGTACGTTTTCCAGGCCAGCGGCAGCGGCTCGGTGGGGCTGGCCATCATCTCGTCGAGGATGGTGTAGCGCTTCGGCCTTTGGGCCGGGCTTTTCTTCCCGGCCTTCCTCACACAAACCCCCGAATGTCTGGCGCTTTCCAGCCCTCTGGCTTGCCGATCTTCCCGCCTTCGAGAATCACCGGCTTGCCATCGACCAGCTTGGCGTCGTTCGAGTCCAGCACGGCACGATCAGCCCCCGGCTTGTTCATCCCGGCCAGGTAAGCCACGCCATTGCCAGTGACCTCGGTATCGCACAGCGCATCCAGGGCATCAATCCGCAGGTGCGTCGGGATGTAGACGAACTGCTCACGGCGTTTCAGCTTGCCAGCGAACCACTCCAGATCGGTGCGCGTGCGCTCCAGCAACTTGCCGTAACCTTCAGAGTCGCTTCGCAGCGCCCCCAGAAACTCGCAGAACTCCTCCAGGTGGCAGCCAATCTGCACAGACAGATCCTCAGCTCCAGGCTCTTTGCTGCAGGCCTTCAACCAGTAAGCGGTGCGGTAGAAGTTGCTGACTTCAGCCTCGGCCATCAGGCGTTCATTGCGTGCCCGTAAAAGCCTGTTTTCTTGCTCGGCTTCGGCCAGTGCAATATCCAGCTCGCGTTCGTCGTTCGTCATGTTTTCACCTTCTCAGACTGGCGTGCCAGCTCCAACTTAATGCAATGCAGAATCTGCGCGGCCAGCGTGCGGGTGTTCTCCTCGGCCATCTTCCGCAGCTCGATCTCCACATCAGCAGGCAGCCGCAACGTCATGTAACGGTCTTTGATCTTGTCAGTCGGCATCAGTCAGTCCCTCCAGCGTTGATCACTTCCTCGAACATGTCCATGGTCGCGCCAGCGCCAGCCAGCTCGATGGCCGTTCCACCAGTGAGCAAGCTCACCAGATCATCCTGGCCAGCCACCTCGATGTCGAACCGAGTCTGGGCAGCGTACTTGATGGCTTGGGCCTGGTTGCTTGCGCGAATCAGGCGGTGCTTGTTGGTCTCCACATCCGTGACCAGGTAAATGCGTGTGCTCATGGTATAAATTTTCCTTCGTTAAAAAAGGCCTGAATCTGCCCTTTTGCAGCCTCAGCACCTTTGCACACTTTAACACAATAACCCACATCTTCGAGGTATTTGATCCAGTCCTTTTGCTCTGGACTGACGCTCCCGCCCTTCGTGCGTTTCATTTCGATCCACAGCTTCCAGGCAGGGATGCACAGATCAGGCACGCCAGAGGAAACGCCCTCGGCCTTCAAGCGGCCAGCGGTGGCAGGGCTTCGCGCACCACCGTTCGGGATCGCAAAGATCCGCACCCCTTTGTACGTCTGGCGAAACCAGCGCACCAGCTCGCGCTGCTCTTCGTGTTCGGTCGGGATCCGGTCGGCGCTCAAAACGGCACCTCACGCATCCAGCTCGGGCACTCGCCCACCGTATCGGCAAACTCCTTGGGCGGCTTCATGAAGAACTCCACACACAGCCCATCCGTGCCGTAATGCTCACAGGTGTGGCAGCAGCGTGGCGGCCCAGCGCGATCCCACTCGCGCCATTGGACCAAGAACTCGGGTTCGGCGTGTCTGCTCATTTCAGCCCCTTCTGCATTGCCTTCACCCAGCACCGGGCGCAGTGCCACTTCGCACGCAGCTCGATCCCGCCTCTCGGCTCCTTGGCCAGCTTGCACAAATCACACACGCGCAGCTTCTGCGCCTTCACCAATTCGTCGATCATCATTCCCAGCTCCGTTTCATCACTCTGTAAAATTTTCCGTCCTTGCGGTACTTGATCAGCTTCGGCGGCGTGGCGTTGTTCATGTTCTGCACCATATCCGCCATCGTCTGCACTCTCAGACCACCAGGCACAATGCTGGCGCTGTTCGCAATACTCAACAGCAGGCCCATCGCCTTCTGGCCAGCATAGCCCTCGTGCATGATCGGCAAGTATTCAGTGATCGGCGCATCACTCAGCCCACCGTAATACGTCACCGCCAACATCTCAATTCCCGAGGCCTTGCTGATGTGTTTGCGCCACCCCCAGCTGCTCACCTCCAGCTCCTTGCCCTCCAGCCCCATGATGTCGTCGTTTCGCAACACCATCGCCTTCTTCACTGGTTCGGGGAACTGCTCACCGCACGACGGGCAGGTCATCACCGAGATGTGCACCAGCTCCCCACAGTGGTCGCACACCTTCACTGGTGCCTCGCCTTCACCATCTCCGCTTGCCTTCTTCGGCGGCTGCACGTTCGTGATCGGGCCGTGGGTTTCCACCACACCAGCAAAGTCCAACACTAGGCAGTCGGCCTTGCCAGCGTTCGGCCTCATACCTCGCACGGCCATTTGCAGATAGAGACCTGGCGACATCGTGGACCGCAAAAACGCAATGCAATCCAGCGCGGGAAAGTCGTAACCAGTGGTCAAAATTCCCACGTTGCACAGCGCACGCAACTTGCCAGATTCAAAATCGGCCAGCTTGCGCTCTCGCTCAGACTTGCTATGCGTCGCATCCAAAGCCTCAGCAGGAATGCCAGCCAGCCGCAGACATTCGGCAACGGCCTCAGAGTGGGCAACACCAGAGCAAAAGATCAACCAGTGCGCCCGGTTGCTTGCCTTCTCGATGATTTCATGCACCACGGCGCTGTTGTGGTCGTCGGTGTTGAATTTCGCCTCCATCTCGGATGCGATGTATTCCCCCTGGCGTTTATGCAGCCCGTCCGTGTCCAGCTTGTGCTTGGTGACTTTTGATCGCAGCGGAACAAGGTGCGTTTTGAAAACCAGTTCCTCGATGCTGACAGGCTCCAAGATCTCGGAAAAGATCGCGGTCGGCCCTTCAGTTATCAGGCCTTGCCCAAGCCTGTACGGGCTGGCGCTCAAGCCCACGATCCGCATGGCCGGATTGATCTCCAGCAGGTCGGCAATCAGCTTGCGGTAAATGCCACTCTCAGCAGTTGACACAGCGTGCACCTCGTCAATGATGCACAGATCAATATGGCCAATCTCCTTGGCACGCTTGGCCACAGACCCAATGCCAGCGTATGTGATTGGCTCATCCAGCTGGCGCTTGCCAACGCTGGCGCTGTAAATGCCAAGTGGTGCACCAGGCCACAGCTTGCGCAGCTTGTCAGCGTTTTGCAAGATCAGTTCCTTGGAGTGGACCAGCATCAAAATGCGCGTGTCCGGCCAGTTTTGCAGCGCATCTTTTGCCAGCGATGCAATCACCACAGACTTGCCAGACCCGCCAGGCATATTCAGCACAGGATGGCCTGTCGCATTCTTTTCAAACCATGCGTAAAGCATGTCCAGTGCGCGGCTTTGATATTCACGCAGTTGCATTGTGTTCCTTGATGTATTCAGCAGCTTTAAAAAACAGCGATTCACTCTCTCGCAACAGTCCAATTGCTTGGTTGCACTTTTGACAAAGCAGCCCCCTCACTTTTCCAGTTGCATGGCAGTGGTCAACGTGGTAGCCGTTTTGAATGTTGATGCTGCAAATCACACATTGGCAATTTTGCTTATTCAGCATTTGTGCAACGTCCAATTCAGACAGCCCATATTCTTTTTTGATTCGTGCCCATCGCGCTTTTTCTGCTCTTTTGGCTCGTGACTCAACATCGCAATCGATGCAATTGTTCGTGGTCACATATCGACGGTAATGCCCATGTGGACAAGCAGCGTCCGACAAATACTCCAAAGCCCCGCCAGCTATCGCGGCCAGTGCTGCAGCATGATTCACAGCAGATCGTTTGCTTGATCTCCCGCTTGAATTTATGGATGCCTTGCCACTGGCATTGGCGATGCACTGAACGCAGTTACCAGACGATGCGTATCGTGGCGACAGATGCCCCTTCAAGCATCTTTTGCCGGTGAAATACAGCGTCTGTCCCAGCTCCCTGGCCCGAATGCCAGTGGCTGCAAGTTTGGAAAACTCTGGGTGAAATTCGTGTTTCTTTGCCATGATGCACTCACATTAAATAATGATTCATCATAACACTATGCCACCACCCTCGCACCCCAGGTCTTGCGCATGTCAGCAATCACAGGATCGCCACTCGCGCAGGCATTCGCATTGGCCAGCAGCTCACGCGAACTGAACACGCCCTCGATCTCAGGATCGCCATTGGCCACAGTTGTGCCATTGATCTCATACACCGCAGTGAACTCGTCTGGCCCGTCCTTGCGCTTCCACGGCACCAGGTCAGGGTGCAAGACATGACCCTCACAGCCAGTGCGCTGAGAATCCAGCGGGATAACGTCGTCCCACTTCGCGCAGTGCCAGGTCGAGTCCGACAACGGCGTAGCCATGGCACAGGTTCGGCAGTTCACCTCCTTGGTCGTCTTGGTGTAAGCACAGAACTGCGACGCATCACAGAACTTGCACTGATACCAGCTCGCAGGGTCAGCACTGATCGGCTCGGGCATCCGGTCGCTCAGGGCAATGCGCTGGCCTCGCTCAATCGCAGGCAGCGCCACATCCTTGTCGAACTTCACACGCTCGGTGTGAATTCGATCATCATCCTTGCACACGGCCAGATACAGCGCACGATCCAGACCAGTCCCGGCCATGTAAACCTGCATCTGCACAAAATGCTCGGGCTTCGACTTCTCCACGCCATCCTTTACCAGCGCGTCGAATGACTTCTTGCTGTGCGTCTTGAACTCGGCCACATGCTTGGTCTTTGGCGCATCAGGCACACCAGCATCAATGATCGCATCCAGGCTTCCAGACACATGGCTGCCAAAGTCCACACGGTGCTGGCTCGACACCTTGCGCACATCCATGCCGATCGCACGCAGGTCGCTGATGATCGTGGCCTCCTCATTTTGCCCACGGCGGAACAATCGCAGGATGCGTCCAGGGAACGAGGGCTGCACCGCCCAGCGAAACGACAACCACAGCCAACGGTCGCAAGGGTGGCCCAGCCCACTGGCCCCCATGTGAGGGCGCGGCTCCTCCTTCTTGGCCTCATGCGCTTTGTCAATCAAGGCCTGGATGGTATGCTCTGACTCGGGAATCTTCATGTTGTCTCTCCTTTGAGAATTTGCCCAGGCCTTCAACAGCCTGGGCATTTTTTTTCTTACTTCTTAGCCCAAGGCGGCGCGGCCTTGGCAGTGGCAGCCTGAGCAGCCTCGGCCTGCTTCACAAAAGGCGGCACAGCAGCGGCAGCTGGTGCAGCACTTCCAGACATAGACTTGAAGCCCTTCACCTCGTTGCTTGCGCCATACTGCGCGTCTTGCTTCACATCCAGCTTGATCGACAGGCTGTTGCCAATCAACTGGTCGGTGTCCGTGACCTTGGCCAAGCCAATCGCACGCATGATGTCCCCCAGCTGCTGGCGGCCAATCTCCTCAGCCTTCTGGTTCGGGTTTTTGATGTTCAGGTTTCCAAACACCACACGGCCCTGGTGGGTCGGGCCCGTCACGTCGTAGCGCAGCTTGATGTACTGGCCATTGCCTGCCTTCGTGTCCTTCAGCTCGGCCTGCGTGATCGTCACGGTGTACCAACCAGCTGGCAGCGGGTCAAAGTTTCCACCAGTGCCCTGGGGCAGTTCGTTGACGTCAAATGCTTCGTTGAGAAATGCCATGATATTTACTCCTTGGGAATGATTTTGAAAGATGGGCGGCCAGGCTTGGCCGTAATTGCACCGGCCAAAGGCCCAGTGATCGTTGCGTCTGTTGCCTTCCAGATCGCCATGTTGAGTTCGGGCTTCCAGCGGAACAGCTTGGCCAAGTGGTCTGTCAAACCAAACTCGGCGGCCAGCTCCTGCACCTTGTCGCCATCGACCTTCCGGTCAATGCGGCCAGAGATCTTCACCACAAAGCCCTCGGGCTCCGCAGTCTCAGTGCCCTCAAAGTTCTCGGCCACAGCCAGCAGCTTGACAATCTGGTCTTCGACCTTGCGGCGCTCAGTCGTGGCCAGCTCCTCATCAAACTTGTGCTGCAACCACTGGCGCGACAACTCTTTCAGGTCGGGCTGCATCATGCTTTGCCCCCGATCTTGGCAATGATCGCGCCCAGGTCTGGGGCTTCCCATCCAGACAGCTTGCCCGAGCGATCCTTGGCCAGCCACAGGCCATCCGAGTCGCACATCAGGGCGCGTTGCGTCACGCCCTCAGCATCGCGCTCCACACGCAGCGCCAGCACCTCATCGAAGAAATACGGCAACGCTTGGCCAGTCTTGTTGCCAGGCATCGAGGGCGAATACAACACACGGCCCATCTCGTCCTGCGTCTTTTCCAGCTTGGCGCTCATGTAGACATGCTTGCCAGGCAGGTCACGGAAGGCGCGAATGATGTCGGCCATCTGCTCCTGCATCGCACCGTAGGCCGCGCGCGGATCTTTGTTTGCCTTCTTCTCAGTGTTCAAGCACACCTCAGCGATCTCGCTGATCGAGTCCAAAGCCACCGACTGGAATCCGCCAGCTTCTTCGCTGGAAGTCAGCCAGGAATAAGCCTCGCGCAGATCATCCATGCTTGCGATCTCAATGTAGGGCAGATCAGCGTCTTGGATCGACAACAAACCACCCTCAGCACTCAGCACCACCACATTCGGCAATGTCTTGACCAGCGTTGTCTTGCCAGCACCTGCCTGCCCATAAACCAACAACTTCACACCATTGGCTGTCAAGCCTCCGGTCGTCTTCAAATTGATCGCCATGATTGGCTCTCCTTTTCTTTGTTTGCACCACTGTCAGGGAATCTGTTTGTGGTGTGCTTGCATTGTAAACACAAAATCGGGTATAGTGCAAGCATTCCCGCAAATATTTTTACAGAGGTGCAAATTATGATGACTGTTGAGCAAATCAAAAAAAGGCTGGAAGA